TGGCGCCCAGGTCGGTTGCTTGGTCGATCACTCGGACCTCACCGCCGCGTCGACGGTGCTCGCGTTCGCTCTGTCCGAGGGCATCTATTTCGGCTTGCAGGGCGCACCGAGCGCGAATTACACGACCGTTTCGACCGCGCTCAACACGGCCGGCGCCGATGGCTACGGCGTCAAGGTATTCGTCGGCGATTGGGTCACGTACTTCGACGGTACGAATCAGCAAAACCGCCTGCTCGGTCCGGCAACGTTTTGGGCTGGCAAGCAAGCCGCTCTGTCGCCGGAGCAATCGAGCCTGAACAAACCGCTCTACGGCATCGTCGGCACGCAGCGCACCGCGCAAAACCTGCCCTACACGAGCGCGGAAATCGGCGCGATCAATCAGGCGCGTCTTGACGTGATCGGCAACCCGTCGCCGGGCGGCAATTACTACGCGACGCAGACGGGCGGCAACGCGTCGAGCACGGCGGGTCAGGACGGCGACAACTACACCCGCATGACCAACTACCTTGCTCTGACCCTTGCGGCGGCGTTCGGAACGGTCATCGGCAAGAATCAGACTGTCGACCTGCGCAACGACGTTCGCGCGGCGATGCAAGCGTTCCTGTCGAACCTCTGGCGCCTGAACATGATCGGCGACGTCAACAACCCGACGCAAGCGCCGTTCACGGTTCAGATCGACAAGGCGAACAACCCCGACTCCGCAGTTGCCGCAGGCTACATGCAAGCCGACGTCAAGGTGAAATACCTGTCGGTCGTGCTGTACTTCGTGATCAACCTGCAAGGCGGTCAGACGGTTCAAATCCAGTCGAGCGTTCAGTAAGCCCCTCACCCCCTGCAATCTCAAGGCCCGCCGCGCGCGGGCTTTTTCTTTTGAGGCTCACATATGCCGCTCAACGGCTTTACCGTAGGGCGCGATCTTTCGGTCAACATTCAAACGCCGAATGGATCGCTCCCGCTCTCGCTCATCACCAAATTTACCGCCAAGCCGGATACGACCGATGTCAAGGTCAAGGGCTTGGACGGTCGCACGCGCCACCTGATTTTCCCCGATGGCTGGTCCGGTTCGTTCGAAGTCGAACGCCAGGATTCGACGCTCGATGACTTCTTTGCGGGTCAGGAGGCGAACTATTACGCCGGCCTCGACCTGACCGGCTCGACCATCACCGAAACGATCACCGAAGCAAGCGGCGTCGTGTCGCAATACCAGTTCGTCGGCGTGATTTTCAAACTCGACGATGCGGGCGATTTCGCCGGCGACGCGACCGTGAAGCAGAAACTTTCGTTCGTCGCCGAACAGCGCATCAAGCTCTAACCCACAAGGAACAATAAATGACGACAGTGAACGTCCGAAAGAAATCGGCGCCCGTAGCCGACACGCCTTCGAAAGAACTCGTGAAGAAAGCCGCTGAAGCGGTGACGATCGACACGCCGAACGGCCTGACGGTGACGCTGAAGAAACCGGGCGTCCTGTCTCAGTTCCGGCTTGTGAAGATTCTCGGCGAAGCGGCGAAAAATCAGGTCTATGTGTCGATGGTGATTCCGATCACCTTCGTTGCATCGATCGACGGAAAGCAGGTCAATTACCCGAACACAGAGCGCGAAATCGAGGCAACGATTCAACGTCTCGACGAGGAAGGCGTAACCGCCGTGATGAATGCCGTCATGGAGCATTTCGGGGGTGAATCGCCGGAAGCGCAGCAGGAAGAAGTAAAAAACTAGCGCGCTCTGTGGCGGTTCGCGAGTCCTTATGGCTGGTGCGAAACAATATGCCGTTCGACGTGGCGTTTTCACTCGATGACGCCACGCGCGCGGCATTTTGCATTGTGTTCTCGGAGTTCGAAGGCAACGAATTCGATTACGGTCGAATGGAATTCAAGGAGCGCAAATAATGCTGGAATTCGCAAGCCTCGGCGCATTTCAAAATCACGTCACGCAGACGATGATTCCCGCGGTGCATTCGCATCTCGGGCGCGGACTCGAAGCTGCCGCAGAGCTAATTCAAAACACCGCGCGCGCGAAACTCGGTCACTATCAACCGGGCGTCGAGCATTTCCCTGCGTGGCCGGAACTCGCCGACTTCACGAAAGCGGATCGCGTCGCGAAGGGCTTCAGCGAAAACGATCCGCTGCTTCGCACTGGCGCGCTGCGCGATTCGATCGGGCATGAAGTTCACGGCTTCGAGGCGGTGATTGGGTCGACGTCTGATGTCGCCGTGTTTCAAGAGTTAGGCACGAACAAGATTCCGCCGCGGCCATTTCTGGGGCCGGCTGTTGTGCAAAACGAAGAGGCGTTGCGCGCGCTGTGGCATGACGTGCTATTGCGCGGATTCCTCGGGCGCGGCGCGGAGTCGACAACGCAGATGACTGGCACGCGCCTCAGAGACGGCGACTAAATCGCCGCTGCGACCATCGCAACGACGCAGAACAGGAAGGTGCAGCAGACCGCGGCAGAGATCAACAGCACGGCCACCTTAAGCGAGCGCATCCACAGGCGAAAGAATCGGTCGAAGCCGCTCTCGCGCTCGACTGCGAACACGCGACGCGTGCGCGGGTATTGAACGCCGCTGAAATTGGACGCCGCCCAATCGTGAAGTTTGAATCCTAGTCGACTTCTCATTTGTTTTAACTCCGAAGGGAGGTCATATTGTTTGAAGCGTTTCGGATTGGGGTCCGAGTATCCCTGCTGAATGGAGTATCGCACGGCCTATTGCAGATGGCAAACCAATTCGGCCATGCAGAGCATGCGGCCGAGCGTTTGCGGCGAGCCATTCAGCGAATGAGCGTCAGCACTCGAATGATGTTCGGTGGCGCACTAACGGCCGGTTTAGGCGTCGGCCTGGCAACGGCGTTCAAAAGCCCGCTGCAAGAGGCGAATAAGTTCGCCAAGCTGCAAAACGACATTCTGACCAACGGCGCGAAACTAGCGCAGTTGAAAGGAATTACAGATTGGGCGAATAACGACAAGTCGATTCGCAATCTGTCGGTGAACGAGAAAATGGGCGTCGCCGTTGAGGCATTCGCGCTGACCCGCGATGCAGGGCGAGACGACGTGCATCACACGCTGCGCCTCGCGCCGATCCTGGCGAAGATGGAGGCGATCGACAAGGCGAGCGGCAAGCATACGTCGGACGCCGAGCGGCAAAGTTTCGTCAAGGCGCTCGAATTGAGCGGCGGGTTCAATAACGGCGTAGACACTGAAGCGCGCGCCGACCTGCTCTATAAGCTGATGGCGTCGGGTAACGGCACGCTGCGCGCGGGCACGCTGCGCGCGATCTTTGCTGGCGACCCGGCCGACTTGCAGAAGGTGTCGAACGGCTTCCTCGCGCGCGCCGAGCCGATCATGCAGCAGATGGGCCCGGGCTTCGCTGTCGCGCTGCGCACGCTCCAAAACCGCATGCTTGCACACGTCGGGTTCAATGGTCCGACAGGCGGCTATCAGCTTGAAAAGCTGAAGAAATGGGGCGTCATGGATAAGGGCGGCCATGTCATCGACTCGCCGACGCTTATCCACGACACGGACAAGTGGGTCCAAACGCACATGCCTGAGTTTTACAAGGCGGCGGGTGCGAACGATGACGCTAGCCGGCGAATGGTCGATCAAATCATCGGCAGTTCGACGGGCGCAAAACTGATCGGCAACTTCCAGCGCGAAAGCTCGCTCATGGAGGCGTCCGAAAAGGCGGTCGGCAAGCAAAAGGGCATCGACGAATCGCTCAAAACGAAGGGTTCGCCGCTCGATCAGCAAATGACGGTCCTCAGTGCGAAGTGGCACGACCTGATGCTGCGCATCGGGATTGCGGTGCTGCCGATGGCGATCAAGGGCTTGTCGAAACTGGCCGGCATCATGGAGTCGGTCGCGGGCTTCGCGAAAGAGCATCCCGGACTCGTGAAGGTGGTCGCGGTGTCGGCGGCGATATTTGCTGCGTTCCTGGTTGTCGGCGGCGTTATCGCGCTGGTTGTCGGAACTGTGACGACGCTCGCGGGCGCGCTTGGTTTGGGCGGCGGCCTCGCATGGGTGATTGGTGGACTCGCTGTAGCTATTCCGATCGTTACCGGCCTACTCGTCGGCCTTTGGGATGGCATCAAAGACATGTGGAAGCATCGCCCGACCTGGCTCGGTGGAGATGGCGCGGTCAATGAGCCGCCAAAGCCCGGAGTCAATGGCGCAACGCAGGCGGATTACAGCTATTACGCCGCGCTGAATGGCGTATCGACGAACGTTAAAACCGCCGCGCAGGCAGGCGCAGGCGGCAAATCCGGCGACGTCTATCTCGATGGCAAAAAGGTCGGCGCGGTGCTCGATAAGCATCTCGCCAAGGGGGCCGGCAGTCTGGCGAGTTCAAACACGTTCGATTTCTCAATGGGTCAGGTGCCCGCGGGGATGGCTTACTGATGGCGACCATTCTCACCCT